TTTTGGAACATTCACGAAAGACCCCCCCAAACGAGAACAGGCTTCCTGCAATAAAGCGTCATCACCTTGACAAATAGAAAGAACTCGGGGTATAGCACGCAGAGGTTTCCGGGAATTAAACCGCTCCAAATCAACACCGTTTCTAATCTGTACAGACTTATATCCAAGTTTATCCAAGTAGTCCGAAACTTCTTCCGTAATAGATACGTAAGCATTCATATTACGAATAGGCCGTTCGGGTCCTATTATTGCAGAATGACACGTCTGTATAACAGGGCATTTCCCCAAAAAATGCACACCGACATTTTGATTAGCAAAGCAACAAAGGAGCGGTTCGCCCCTATAAGGTGTAATACCCGCGGCAACCAATTCCTTTTCTGTAAGCCCGTCAACACCCATTTTAGGCGAATAATAACAAACGGAATACCCTAATTGTTTTAAGGCCGTTGCCAAAGCATAGTTAAACGTTTCAGTTCCACCAATATTCTTATAAGACCAATTAGCAATACAAATACTTGCAAATAATTTTTTAAACGCCGCCTCATACTTCGGAATCTTGTGTTTCGTGTAACAGGCGTATATCCCGTTGGTGGCCGTATAGGGGACGTCTAGCGAATACACGTCCTTCCGCAAGGCTACGAGGCTGAGAAACATCTCTACCGTATACGGGTCGTTGACCCACAGCCTGGCGTCCCTTACAGGACGGTCTGCCATACCGCATTCGGCGAGGCACTCGCGGATGTAGTTGCCGGAGAAGGCCTGGAAACTGCCGCAGTAGTGGAACATCTGAGCCCCCGTGCACAGTTGCGACCACGACTTGTCCCTGTTCTTGTACGTCTTGTTCATTCCCTTGTGCAGGAGCGGGCCTATGGCCTTCACGCCGTCGGGGGCGTTGAACATCGCAAGGTACATGAGGTAGTTCCAATAGAGCAGGTCCAGTTCGGAGCAGTGGTTCAGTATCCTGCCGGGTATGCCCAGGGTTGGATCAGAAATGCGGGAGGCACCTTTGAAGTGGATGTAGTATACGAACTTGCCCGAGGACACGGCGTACTCGACGCACTCCTTGAAGGTGTCGTGTTCCCACGAGCGCTTGGGCGTCACTAACTGGAAGTCCACGGACGCGTGACCCTCGGAGATAATAGATATCGCCTGCTCCATCGCGCGGGTCTTTCCCTGTGTCGTTGCACAACGGATATGTATGGCTTCCACCTTGTCCATCACGTTGAAGTAGCGGAGCATGTTCAAGTGAAATATCTCGCAGCGGGACAGGCGGTCCTCGGAGCGGTCGCGGTAGAACCAGTGTATGAAGAGTTCGCCCCGCGGGGTTCCCGTGTAGGGGGTGCGGTAGCCGTGCAGTGTAGTGAGGCGCTCCAACAGGAATCGGTCGCCGTCAGTAAGGCGCGACGGGTGGAAATGCTGGGCTCGTAGTTCCCGCACCCGTTGCAGTACCCGTTCTCTCGTAGACATCTAGTTTTCCTTGGACACGATGATGGACTCGCCGTCCTCGAGGGGGATACCGCCGCTCTCGCAATTAGCCCAGGTGGGCTCGCCTTCCTTTCCCGCGGCGAGCACCTTGCCGCTATCGCCCTCGTCGAAGGAAGGGACGACCGAGGTCCTGGGGTTGCTCTTGCGCATCATCTTGATCCAGTTCGCTATGTTGTTATTGCCCATAATGGCTCCTCGAAAAATTATTCCGTAGGCAAATATATATTTTTAGAAGGGAGTGTGCGGAATCTTCTGCAGCCTTACAAAAAGGCGGCGGGAAAGATGCCACCCTTTAGGGTGGCTTATGAGAGCCGCCGATTCTAGCCTTGATTTTTTATGTATTCGACTAGCGTCTTTTCGGACACCCCGCCAATGGTAGATGCAAAGTACCCTCTAGTCCACAAATGATGCTGGCCCGACCAGTAGAACTTGGATAGGTAGTCGTGGTGTTGTTGCCACATAAGATAAGTGGACTGTTGCTTGAGGTCGTGTACCACCCTAGAAATGGGCTCATTCGGCTTGATACGGACGAGCAGATGGATATGGTCCTGGTCAACCTCGTCTATCTCAATCTTGAAGTTCCCGTTCTTCTCTTGTGCTACCTTCATTGCAGCCAGCAAGTCGTCTAGAATAGGATTAAGCACCTTTCTCCGGTACTTGGTCGAGAATATAAGATGATACCGCAAAAAGGTCTTTGTATGGTTGAATCGTTCATACTTGCTCATACATTCATAAATATAGTTAAAAAATAATAAAATGTCTTGCATTTTTATGAAAAATTAACTAGATTATGTTATAAACTTAATGGTATGAGCATGACCGAAGAACAGCGACTTGCAAAAAATGCTTCCATCAAGGAAGCGATGAAGGCTACGCACGAGAAGCGTAAGTCGCAAGTCTGCCGTGTCTATATGCTTAAAGTACAGAAAAACAAGTTGTCCGCCCGGCAGAAGGAAGACTTCAAGATGCTGTTCGTGGAAGCGAAGTGGCTGTACAACGACATTCTTAACTATGGCTCGGCTAAGGGACAGTCGATTTTCGACTATGAATTAGGTAATGTGGTTGAGGTAAAGCTACCGGACGGTTCATTTGACGGAAGAAACCTAGACCACATCGGATCACAGATGAAACAGTCGGTCTATACCGATATCAAGTCTTCAATCAAGGCGCTGTCTAAATTGAAGAAGAAAGGATTCAAGGTAGGTCGGCTGAAGTTCAAGCCTGAAATCAGGGCAGTTTCCTTGAAGCAGTATGGAACCACTTACAAGTTCCATGACGACCATAAGGTAAAGATCCAGAACATTCACGGTCTGGTGCGAGTAAACGGTCTCGGCCAGATCAAGGACAATGTCGAATTCGCTAATGCGAAACTCCTGAACAGGGCAGACGGCTACTACCTTGCCGTCACGACCTATACAGAAAGAAAACCGTATTCCGACCGGCCTCACGCTGATGTCGGTATCGACATGGGTTGTCATACTTCTTTCACGCTCTCAACGGGCGAGGAAGTTGATGTCAAGGTTAAAGAACCGGAGCACTTGAAACGACTGCAACGAAAGCAGAATAGACAGAAGAAAGGCTCCAATAGTCGAAGACGGACAATCCACAAGATACAGAAGAAGCATCAGCGTCTAGCAAACCGAAAGAACGACATGGCTAACAAGATTGTTGCCGACTTGAACAAGCGGTTCGGCCTTATCTACATCCAAGACGAGAATCTCAAGGGATGGCATAAGGACGGACACGGCAAGGCTGTGCAACACAGTTGCTTGGGCAGAGTTAAAGCGAAATTGAAAGCGCAGGACAATGTCTATGTCGTCAATCGCTGGGAACCCACTACACAGAAGTGCATCAACTGTGGCAAGAAACATCCTATGCCACAGAACGACCGCACATTCCGGTGCGAGTGCGGTCTATGTATGCCCAGAGACCTTCATTCGGCTAACCGCATGGTACAGGAAGGTAGGAAGTTAGTACCTCTGGAACAGAGGGAGTTCATGAGCTCTGACTGGCAGACCTCTATCTTGTCCTATCTTGGGCAAGGCAAGTCCGCTGGGTTGAAGCCCGAAGCTCACCGCCTTTAGGCGGTGGGTAGTTCACTTGATTGTCGTGACAAATACGCTATGCGTATGATAAGTGCCCGGATTATTTGGGTCTACGTAATCGCTCCACCACAGGCGCCATGTACGGCTTCCGGAGGCCGGGACGCTACCTATTTGCAATGTATTGACCCAGCCCCAAGTCCATTGACTAGGGAGCTCTCCCTGCGGAGTATCTTTTGTTAAACCATCAACAGAAATATGTCCCTTAAACCCGTTGTTTGGATTAACCGATTGTCCGTAACGCCCTCCCGCCGCAACTTCCACGACAATCGGCGTAGAAGTCAAGTTCGCAATAGTTATTTCATATGGTATATACTGCTTATACTGTTTTCTTCCAGAAGCCGCAGTTGTATAGCCAGGAGTCAACGTACACGTTCCGTAAGACGATGAATACCATGTAACCTGTCTTGTCGTTCCGGCTTTTACCATAAGGTCGTCTATATCTACTAGAGTACCTGAATCTACAGGGGTCGGATTGTTAAACGTGTATTTAACCCAGTTGGTATTTACAGCATGCACGAAAGATGTCCCTAGTTGCATGTCAAGATACGCCTTGTCTACAGCCGGATTAGATATTGTGCCCGGATTAGATGACGCTGGGTTCGTAAACACCAATGCATTCTGCTTCAAGTTAATCGCAGTCGCAATACCCCCGACCTGGTCATAGTCCTTAGCACTGGTAGCGTGTGCCGCATTCGTAATATTCTGTGCAATGCCTGTGCCAATTTGCAGCTTATCGCCATTTTTGGCATCTAGTGTCTTTACAAGGTTGGCGTTATTCGCAAGGGTTGCGACATCCGCTGTAGCGGCGTTTGCAGTGAAGGTCGATGTCAATTCCCAGTAAGGACTGCTTTCAATACATTTCCAATTATCTATAACCCCTATTTCATTGCTATACGGCCTTGCTCTAGAAAATATAAAAGCATTATAATTACTATTTATAATCACTGCTTCAGTCAATGGCACATAGTGGCTATAGTTTGCGCTTCCGTAAGAACCGTTTGTATTCAGCCACACATCCTTGCCTGCCGCGATTGCGGCGGAAATCTTGCTGAACGCGGTGTTGTCGTCACTCGACACCACCAGCCGACTCGGCTGCTTGCCGTTGAGGTCGGTCGCGATGTCGGTCGCCAGCGTCTGCAGTTCCTTGCCGAGTATGCCTTTGCCGTCGTAACTTTCAGCCATATAGCACTACTCCGTCGTTACCGTGAAGGTCACGTTGTTGAACTTCAGCGCCTTGTTCGGGACATCCACCTCCAAGTCCAGCGCGTCCTGCTTCGTGTTGAGGTCGGTAGCCACGTCCTCCATGAGGACCTGCAGTTGCGCCCCGAGAATAGCCTTGTCGTCGTAAGTCTCTGCCATAAGTCATACCTCCTTACGATGCGTTCGCCTTGGCGGTCTGCCAGAGGCTGTGTGCCTCGGCGGTTGTCATGAAGGACAGCACGGATGTCGTGGAGCCGTTCTTCGTCTTGTTGAGGTTGCCGCCTCCACCGGAAGCGTTGGCCGCGTAGGCCACGTCGGTCAGGCTCGTGGCGATGGCCGCGGCTACCGCAGTCCCGTTGACCGGTTCGGTTCCGGTAGCGGAATACGTGGACGTTACGTTCTTGTCGCAAATCAGCGTCTTTACCGTCGTCGTACCGACGACGACAAGCGTGGACGCGGTGGGTATTTCCTGCGTCACTTTCTTTACTACAATCGTGCCGTCCGTGATATAACTCTCTCGCGATGCTCCGCGTAGTTTGCACGACACGACCGACATCCTGTACGTCCTGTACTGTGCTGGCTTAAAATACAGCTTCAGTGTCGTGACATCCGTACTTGATGGCGTGGTGGAATTCTCCACCACGGCAGTCCACGTACCAGTCGGGTTTAGCCCCTCAACGATGCATATAGCGTTCGCCCTATCCCAATGCACCACGACTTTGTACGACGGGATATTGGTATACGAGGTGCCCTGTGCTGCGTACTGGTACACGACAAGTTCTGCTGTTGCAGCAGAGTAATTTGAAGTCAATCCTATATTACTTATTTCGTAGCATAAGGTCGGTGTCGTGCTTGTTTCGTTGGCAAGCACCATATCGTACTTGAGTCCGATAGGAATCTTCGTGCTACTAAGACTATCTACCGCAGCCTTAACACCCTTCCCGCTGATGGGCGCCTCGCTCGTGGACGAGTAGGTCTGCGCCACGTCACCATCGTGCACGAAGTCGTCCGTGCAGGCGGCGAGTTCGCCCGTTGACTTGACATACGCAGGAACGGAGGTGGAGCCTATCGTAGAACCTTTAAGATGTTTCGCATGCTCGTATGCATTGAACTCCGTCGAACTTTCGGGAACAGTTGTAGAATCTGTCGACGAGAACCAGCTAACCGTAACAGAAGGATTACTATTGAATTCATATAGCAGCCTAAAGGCAGGGTCTGGTGTATACCTGCTATGGGTGTAAACTATCGTCGAGTTTGATGTAGAGTCATAAGAATATGCCCATGCTCGGGACTCCGGATTCTGTTCAGTGCGTCCGAGCGTGTCTACACTTATAGACGTAGGCGCACCATTCCCATCTGTAAGCCTAGACACGTTCAAAATTATCATCCCATACGGAACCGTGTCGTTCAAGTTAGATAATAGAATGGCACTATATCTTGACCACCCTTTCAACTTTATGTCGAGTAGCTTCTGCCAATTATGCTTGTTAGAATCTGCACTGCTTGGTCTTGCACCAACCGTCTTATATTCGTCAACTTTCCCGTCCAGCGCGGTCTTGATGTCTCCGCTGGTCATCAAGTTCGTGCTTGATGCGGTGGGCGTGCTGTCCATCGGGACGGGCGTCAAAGCGCCATACGCATCCACCTTGACGGGCGCTGTGCCGCTAGAACTAGCGCTGTTCGCGACCCATACGGGCGTGATTTCAGTTGCACCTTCGGGGAGAGTCGCTGTAGTGCCAAAAACGGTAAAGTCGATTACGGACTTAGGCGCATTGAGGGCAGGAGCCACCGTCAACTTGACGAGAGACTTCAACTTGGCGTAAACTACCTTCTTATTGTCGTTATCCGTGACATAATAAAATGTCACGTTTCTAGAACTGGCGTTGCCAGCAACGTCTCCGTTATTCTTGAGAACTAAAGTCCACCCGAACTTGTAGATAAGTTGTCCAACGGAAGAATAGTTGCCATGCCTGAACAGGACATCTATGGTACCGCCTGAAGCGGACGCACCACCAGCAAACTCGGGAAGCGAGCACACCTTGATAACGGTCTCGTTGTCATAGGACGTCGAGATATAGTACGGCTTGTTCTTTATGAACGCATCACTGGAGGAACTTGTCTCATTCCAGTCCGCCTGCATGTTGGCCTCTGCGCCCGCCGCGATGCCGTCCAGTTTCATCTTGTCGGCTGCGCTCATCGCGCCGTCTGCGCTCGTCGTGGCGAGAGGCACCGTAACCACCTTGTTCGCGTCCGGCGTGAGCGTTGTATTGTTGACCTTCACGCCCTGAATGGCGGTTCCCGCGGACGAGATGGCGCTTTCCACGGACGACTTCGTGAGCCCGCTGTCCTTGACAAGGCCATTTGCGTCCATCGCCACGAGGTTGTTGTTCGTCGGGCTGGCGATGGCGTGCTGGCGAGCCACAATGTCAACGTCTACGACTTCCTTGTCCGATGTAGGGTCGGGCTCTGGAGAGGCAGAGCCCGCAACATCCGTGTAACTCGTGTAAGTCCAAGCATTCTTTTTATTGACGCCACCGTAGTTTCCCGCATTTTGTTCGGAGAGGCTTATTCCTGAGTATACGGCGGTAGTCGTATTACTCGGATTAACACCGAAAAACAGTTCCACTTTAAGCACAGTGCTAGATACTTTAGTAGTAACAATCTTAATAGGATAATCAGAAGACCAGTCATCGCTGAACAATGATTTCGTAAATACAATGACTACGCCGGTGCCTTCGTACCGAACGCTCATCACGAAAGAACCTCGAAGTTCACCGCGATTAGACGTTGATACAACTACGTCAAAAACCGAGTTTATATTGTAGTTAGCACGGGGAGTTGTAGTTTCTGCGAGTTTGTACCACCCTTGACCGACCTGTCCGCGACGTAATACAGACGCATCCGCAATCGCCACAACACTATCCGCATTCGCTTTCGAGTCCAGCCCGTCCTTGACGAGTTTCTCGCTCGGGTAGTGCGTGTTGTCGGGTGTTACTTGCCAAGAGTCAACCTTGTTGTTCTTGTTCTCGGTGTTGTCCGTCGTGACATTGACCGCGCTTACCTTGCCGTCGGCCTCCGTCACCTTGACCTGCACGTTCGTGCCGTCGCTACTCGTGACTTCCGCATCGAGGGCGTTGATGGTGTCTCTCACCGCCTTCTCGCTCGCGGCCTTGTTATTCTCTGAGGCTACGGTCGCCCCGATGCTCCCGGCCAACTGCACCACGCCCTTCGCGCTAGTGCTGGCGTTCGGTACTGCCGCGACCTTCGTGGACGAGTTGACAACGCTAGTCCCGTCAACGGTCACGTCCTGCACGGCGCTTGCACCTGCCGAGAGGCGCGTGTCGCTACCGAGCACGACTTCCGTGCTGGAGGCGTTGCCGCTTGCGGGAACGTTCTTGAACGCGGCTGTCCCGAGGTCGGTAAACCACTTCTTTATCTTCCCGAAGATTACGGAGAGTTTCTCGCCCGTACCGATGTTCGCCCTTGTGGATGCCTCGGTAAAGGTTGCAGTCACGTCCTTGCCGTCGCCAGTCTTGTCGAGTTTCAGGTCAAGCGCGGCCTGCTGTGCGGTGCTCACGGGCTTGTTCGCGTCGCTCGTGTTGTCCACGTTGTTGAGGGCCATGTCGGTCTTGAGCGTTGCTGCGCTCACCACGTCCGTGGTCTGGCCGTTGATGGTCTTCGTGATTTTCTTGTTGGTGGAGTCGTAGGCGACGTTCTTCACAGCACCCGTATTGGCGGTGTTCGCGAGGTCGTAGGCCTCCTTCACGCTCTTGGGCGTAGCGGCCTTCGTCGTGCTCGTGCTGGAATGGGAATCCTCAAGTTGCACCACGCCCTTCTGCGAGGTGGTGCCGTCCTGCACAGTCTTCTTGGTCGCGGAAATCTCGCCGTTCTCGTCCTGCGTTATGGAGTCGATAAAAGAGAGCGCGTTGCCGCTCGCCGTGGGGTCGCTCACTGCGGTCTGCTTCGTCTTGAAGTTGCCGTCCATGCTGTCCCACTGCACGGTGCTCCCGGACTTGTAGAGGATAAGGTCTTCCCCCGCCTCCACGTCGAACCCGACACCGCCGGGTCCGAGGTTGATGGTGCCGGAATCCGATGTCATCACGCGGTCGCCGTTGTGAAGGTTGTCCGTCACCATAGCGTTGATTTCGGCAACGGTGTGCTTTCCGAGGTATGTGCCCTGACCGCTAATCTGCGAGTCCACGTAGGTCTTGACCGCCGCGTGGGTGGCAAGCTTTGAGTCGTTGTCCTGCACCGTGCCGTTCATGGCGTTGGTGGCAATCTGGGTAAGTCCCACCGCCCCGTCGTCAATCTGCCCGGTCTGCACGGCCTTGTCGTTAATCTTGTCGGTGGTGACCTTCTTGGCCCCGATGGAGGTGTTCAGCGTCAAGGCCGATGCGGAGTCGCCGTTCCACGTCTGCGTTGCGGACACGTCGCCCTGCATCTGGAAGGTGCGGGTGCCGTCGAAGCGTGCGGCCTCTACGTCGACATAGTCGCCATTCTTGTCGTAAACTTTGGAAAATGAGCCTTTCTTAGCCATTCTGCACCTCTATCTTCTTGCACAGTTCCTTGATGATATAGAGCCACACTTTTCTCTCGCTACCGCCAATCAATGCCTTCGGAACCTTTATCGTACATGGAAACTTGACTCTGTCCCCACACTCGTCAATGATTCTGTTTACTTCAACAAACTCGTCCATGATAAACGTCTCCTATCGGAAGTACAGCACTCCGTTGTCCTCTTCGAGTCCCTTGCCTTCAACGAAGGCCCTTGTCGCGATTACGCCCGTGTCGACCCCCAGCGGCTCGGACGTACTGCCCGTGCCTACGAGCGTGTTGTCGTGGTGCAGGTGGTCGGAAATCTTCGGCTGCCATACGCCCAGCGAGTCCACCCACATGATGTCGTCGCCAATCTCCACCTCCACGCTTCCCGGCATGACCGTGCCCGAGTCAAGCAGCGTGGCGCTGTCGCCCTTCCGGTGCGTCGTGAGGGCGTTCACTTCCGCCACGGTAAGGTTGCCCAGCCATCCGCCGATCTCACCCGAAAGCGCCTCCGCTATGGCCTCGTCAGTTTCAGACTTGGTGTACGCCCCTACCTGTCCTGCAGTGACCTCGTGGGGGTTGTCCTTGTCCTGCAGGTGCTCCGAGATGTACCCGGCCAATTCCTCGTCCCCCGCCACGCGGGCGGACGCTTCCGTGTCCAGTTCCTGCTTCGTGGCGTAGGCGCTCAAGTCGATGTGGAGTATGAGCTTCCACTCGCTCCCGTCCCAGCGCACCAGGTCGCCTGCGGTCAGCGCAAGTCCGCTCGGGAGCGTTCCGCTGTCCGACACGGCCCACGTGTCCCCGGTATGCATACCGGTCATGGCGGATATCTCCGCCACCGTGGCCGACCCCTTTACGTCGAACTCCACCTTGAGCATGTCCACGAGGCGGTCGAGGGGTATCTTCCCCTTTCCCTTCCTGGCGGAGTTCGCCTCGAGCACCGCATCTACCGGGATATCTCGATATATGTCCACGAAGCCGTAGTTCACAACACCCCCCAAACAGCAAGAAACCTACAGGCGTAGGCCGTAGGTCTCTCTAGTACTGTCAACGGGGTGCGCATAGGACGCTACCCCCCGGCTATCCGAATATGGTATTGAGGAAGGACACGTCGTCGCCGCTGTCCGCGGGTTCGTCCATCTTGGCCTCGACCATCTTGAACTGCCTCGGCTTGGGCTTCTCGTGGGCGAGGCTCTCGTAGGTGGCCCCTTCGCCTATCTTGCGTTCCACGTAGTCCTCGTCCAGGCCGTTGCTGTTGGCGAAGCGGAGCATCTTTATCGTGTCCTTGCTCTCGTCCAGTTCCCTACGCAGGCCGTCCACGTACTTGACGATGGACTCGGCGATGTCAGCCGTAACCTCGGTAAAGTCGTTGAGCGAGCAGTCCTCCGTGCCGGATATGCCCCCGAGCGACACCTTGCCGGCACCCATGCTCTCCACGATGTACTCACTGTCGTCGAGTTCCACGGGGGCGCCGAGCCTGCGGGCCACGTCCAAGAGTGCCTCGGCCTGCTTCTCGTGCGCCGCCTCGGTCTTCTTGACGGACTCGGTTATCATCTTGGGCTTGGCCTCGAGGAAGCCCGGATCCTGCACGAAGTCGAAGCGTTCCAGCTTGTACGTTTCGGGGTCGAGGATGTCGTTGCCGTCCTCGTCCTTGCCGTTGTAGTCGCCGTCCGCACGGCTGCTCACATAGAGTTTGACGCCCGAGCGGAGGAGCGTGTAGAGCGTGTTGCCCATCGGGGTGTTGAGGATGACGTCCTCGGCCTCGCCGGTTTCCCAGTTGATGTTCCTCGTGTAGTGGGAGAACTTGCCGTCGGCGATGTCCTCGTCGGTCATCTCGGCCTCGTGGCCGATGCGACCGAGCATCTGGTTGTCGTCCATGCGGTGCTTCAGTTCGTCGTTCTCGCCGACGGACTTCCACAGTTCCTCGGTGTAGAGGCGGTGGTTGCGGGACACGCCGCCGGGGCAGAAGTGCTTGCCCTTGACGATGGCAAGTATCGTGCCCTTGGAGTTCGCCACCTCGGACTGGGCGGACTCGCTCACCTTCGAGATGTCGTCTATGAACTCGAACCCGTCGAACGGGATGTAGTCTTCAGCGATAACCATTTGTTAGCCTTCCTTGATTACGGGGGAGAATGCGTCGGAAACGTCAGCCTTGGGCATCTCGCGCTTCTCGTACCCCTGGATATATACGATATAGGACTGCACCGTAACATTCGTGCGGTAGACTATCTCCAGGCAGTACTCGCCGGAGGAGTCCTTTTCGGACACGGTGCAGTTCTTGGGGTTCATCTTCAGCTTGCGGAAGATGTAGTCCACGAGTTCCTTCGGGGTGCCGAACTCGCGGGTCGTGACGATCGTGCTGGCGTCGTAGAGAGTCCCCTCCCTGCCGTCGCTGTCCTTGTACTTGCCGAACGCCGCAACGATGACGTAGGATACGAGTGCAGCGGCTTCCTTCACCTTGTGTTCGTGTACCTTGATAATCATTACGCGATCTCCAGTGTCTGCTTGAACACGCAGTGCTCGATGCCCTTGGAGGCTAGTTCCTCGGAGAGGTCCTCGGCCTCGTACTTGCTCAAAAACGGCACTACCGCGCCGTTGACCCCGTGCGGGATGTACTTCAAGGCGTCGTTGTAGTCCGCGAGCACATCGTCGATATGGCGGTCGAAGGCGAGTATCGTGTACATCGCGCTGGCGCCACGGGCGAACCTGTCGTAACTGGCGGCATTAGCCCAGTCCTTGCGGTCGGCGTTGAACGCCTCGTTCTTGCCTATGTCGATGAAGAACGTCTCGATGTCGTCCTCGCCGCGGACGTTCAAATTGACTTGAACCTTGCCCTTGAACCCGTTCGCCTTGAGTGCACGCTTCACCTCGGACTTGAAGGCCTCGCGGTCTTCCGGCGTGTAGGTCTCCTGTGTCACCCAGTCCAAGATAACACCACCATCGGTGAACTCGTCCTCGGACCACGTGTATTCCTTGTAGCGCATTCCGTCCGGGATGCGGGGCTCGTTGATGGCCTTCGGGTTGAACTTGGGAGCTGGCGCACCCCTGTATTCGGGCGCCGCCACGTCAATCCAGAATTCCTCGTTTTCCTTCATTTTCATATCCTTCCTCGGTTTTTCAAATGTCCCGGTGGGTACAGCCCCCAGCGCACACGCGGACGACCCGTCCTCGTCCACCTCCTCGGGCTCGTCCACCCAGTCGATGTCGCAGGTATCGGGTATGTCCTCGCCACCGCGCAGCGTGGACCAGTAGAGGTCACACCTGCGGGACAGCTCGTCATAGCGCACGTCGGCCTGGTCACGGGTGTCGAACACCTCGCTCTCCAGTTCGCCATACAGGTTCTTGTATGCCACCTTCCAGGACATTGGTACCTATTCCTCTTCCGGCAGTCCCGCTTCCTTGGCGAGTACCTGTACGAGCGTGAAGTCCACCTCGATGTCGTCGTTGTCGGCATCGACCTTGAACACGTCGCCGTCCTCGAGGCAGGCCTGGTACAGCTTTTCTAGGGACTTGTCGTCGTACTTGAAGAAGCCGTCGAGGTTCTCCTTGAGCTTATCTTTGGCGAGATCCTCGGGAATGTCGTCTACGTCGCGGACAATCTTTCCGTTGATGTAGGCGTAGCCCAGGGCGTGCACGATGGTCTCGAACTCGAACCAGAACATGTCGTTGATGTCCGTGTCCGTTACCTCCTCTCCGAAGTATTCCGGCAGGATACCGTCGAGCTGGTCGAGTTCCTCGGTGGTGAGTTCCTTGGCGTTGTCCACTGCACCCGACCAAAAGTCGAAGTTGCGCAGGTCCTTGTCTACTGTGTATTTCATAAAAAAGAATCTCCTATTTTGCTCATGAACTACCCACCGGCTAAAGACCGGTGGATTTCCTGCTCAAGGTAAGTATCCTTACCAGTATCAACAGGCTTAACGGTTTTATCCGTTCCCCAAGTCCCTTGGGTACTTTGTGATATAAATATACATAAAAAGCAGAACAATGTGCCCTGCTTCTTACAATTTTCTTAAAATTTTGCTACATGTTGTTCTCAACGTACGCCCGCTCGGGCACTGTCTTCGTAATCTCCCCAAAGGTCTCCTCCTTCCACTCGGGCTTCCCGTCTGCGTCCAGGGAGGCTATCGGCACTCCCTCCGGGTTGTACAGGTCTACGACCACCTTCCGCAGGCGGGCCTTCGGGATGGTGGCGAACTCGGACGCCACGTTCAAATACAGCGTGGCGTTCCACGAGTACGAGAACAAGTCCCCGATGCGGAAGGACACGAGTTCCTCCTTGCCCAGTTCCTGTATGCAGGTAATGTTGATGCCCGCGTCGTACCCGCCCTGCGCTATCCCCCTGCGGTCGTCGTACCCGTACTTGAGGTTCACGGGCACGGTGTGGGAGTTCTGGTACTCGGCGGCGAAGGCTTCCGCGAAGTCCTCTATCAAGTTCGCCTTATTGGACACGAACACGCAGTTCAAGGCGAACGATATGGACACGGTCTTCTTGAAGTTCCTCGTTTCCCCGTCGTTACCGTCCTGCAAGTTCAGCGAGCGGCGGATGATGTTCTGCGGGGACGTGCGGTCCCAGAACAGGTACGTGAACGGGTCGCTCCTCACGTTCTCCCTGTCCGTTTCCCCCTTCTTCGGCATCTTCTTGTCGGCCATGTCCTGGTCTAGCAGCCTCTGCGGACCCTCGGCGTCAGCCCCGTACACTATCTTCGTGGACGCGTCGAAGCCCTGCCTCGTGAGCAGCTTGCGGAGTTGCGCAAAATACGCCTGTATCGCTATAGATATGACCATCGGTTATCTTTCCTTCTAAGGGAAACGGGAGGGAGGAATTGTCTCCCCCCTCCCGAACCTCAACAACGGAAACCAAAGGAAGAATGGATCCGTCCCTAAATATACATTATTTCTTTGGAATGTCGCCCAAAATCTCGGAAATTTCGAGCGAGAGGCAGTATTCCACGTCCCGGCGCGTGGACTCGACACCGAGTTTCGCCGCCCAATAGCGCCGGAGCAATTCCTCGGGGACGGGCTGGCCGTCAGACACGAGGTCCGCGATGGCCGTGGCCGAGCAAGAAAGCTCCCGCAGGGCGTCCTCGTAGGCACGCTCCAGTATTCGCATGTCGTTCATTGTCATGGCAGTAGCCTACTTGATGACGAGGGTGCGTTCCTTCGGGGTCTTGACAAATAGACGGTCGCAAGCTCACGCCCTTTAGGGCGTGGGTAAGACCCGCCGAAGAAAAATGAAAACACACGTTGCCAATTCAGGGAATATAAGCTATATTTGATGTGTTAAGCAATGAAAATGCTTTTTAGAGAATCTTGGATGCCCCAACTGAAATAATGATTGGATGAACATCCATAATATGAGATGAGTAATTGCTTGATGTACACCAACTTATGTGGTCTGGCTAGAACCCATAATCTAGCCGAGTGCGTGGAACACGCCTCCGCTGAGGTAGCCTCCTCTATGCCTCCCGGTTCTTCTGGGTTAGCACAAGTGGCTCCGTTGAAGCGAAAACCAGAAGCTCACCGCCTGAAGGCGGTGGGTAGTTCACGAAGTTCTCCCCGACCGCTTCCGTCAGTGCGTCCTCGTTGATGTTCGTCACCTTCATCCCGTGCCAAGACACCTGGCCTTCCGGCAGTTCCACGAAGAAGATGTATGCCGTCACGCCCGTACCTCGTTGCCACCAGTACCGCCATCCCGTTTTGGGCAGGCGCGCTATAGCATTGCGGAGGCACTCGGACTTCTTGAGATAGTTGTAGTCCTTGTACTTGTAGATGCAGTCCTTGGCCTTAATGTTGAACTCTTCGGCCTCCATCAGTTGCCGTAGCACGTACGCCTCGGGAATGTCCGACAACTTGTTCAGCCGTATCTTCATCCTGCGGGAGTTCCCCTCGTGGAAGGACTGCTGGAACTCGGACTTACGCTCCTGCGCCTCCCGGTTCTTCTTCACATCCGCATAAAGGCGCTTGGCGGTCTCCATATCGGGGATTTCGGAAAGCCGTATCCTGCCGGGTATAAGGGTATTCCCGATATATCCCGCAAGTTCGGTAGATATACCGAGTTCCTTGGCTACGTGCTTCGCGGACGTGCGGTTGTACAGCCACCGGCAGTAGGAAACCGTGTCGTGGCTTCCATAGTAGTCGTCATCGTCGTAGTAGTCCCAATCCCGCATAGTATTATCCGGCATCGAACAATTCCTCAACTTCGCAGTCCGGGTACTTGCGGGTCTGCGGGAAGGGCTCGTCCACGGATGCCTCGAACTTGGGGCGGAAATCCCCGTCCCCGTCGGCGTAGAAGGCGAGGATAGAACTATGCCCCGCCTCGCCGTTGGCCTGCATCCGCTTGAGCATAGCGAGGAAGTAGGGCACCCAGCGTGCCTTCATCCTGCAATGTACATCAAATTCCACGTTTCCGTACTTGTCCATTAGTACCTCATTACGCCTGGTCGCATTTGTTGTAGTACAGGTAGATCATAAGGCGTGCCATCTCTATGGTACTCAAGCTGCCCGTGGAATAGCAGTAGCCGTCCTTGTATCCCCAGTTCATCTCGTCCTGGATTTTATTCGCTAAACCTTTCTCATCACGATCCTTGAAGAACTGCTGCCAGCGCTTGGCTTGGTCTACCGTGTTTTCGTGGGTATGGCTGCCAAAACCAACGGACTCGATTACGTTTGCGGCAACTTCCGGGTCAAATTCCCAATCCGTGGTTACCGTAGTCACGTAGCGTTCGTTCTTGCGGAACGACTCAAGTTTCTTCTGCATTGAACAATACATATGATGCCTCCTATACCGAAGCCTTGTTGCAGAACACGTTATGATCCCAATATTGGATAGCATTGGCGAACCACTTGACCTGCTCCATCGAGATGGGCGTGTAGCGGTGGTAGTCCGTAGCCAGGTCGAAGCCGTTACGCTTGGCGAACGACCTGCCGTGGATGTGCCCATACAGCACGATGCCCTCGGGGTATTCCGGCACGTACGTCCCCTCGTCCGGCTCGTGCACCACGTAATATGTCTTGCCGTCCTCCTCGAAGCTCTCCACGGAGGAGATTACGACGTCCCTGCCGAGCATGGAGAGTTCGTTCTCTATCTCGGACACTATCTTGCGGTCGTAGTTCCCGAGCACCAGTACTAACGTCTTGTAGTTAAGGCAGGAGAGGATATCCCGCATCGTCTCGATATCCCCGAAGTCACCCGCGTGGTACACGGTGTCGTTCATCGTCACCGCCTTGTTCCAGTTGGAAATCATCTCGAGATCCATCTCGTAAAGGTTGGGGAACGGCCTGCGGGAGAGTTCACGTGTCCTCTCCTGCGAGAAATGCGTGTCCGAGGTGAAAAACCGCTGTCCGGGGCGGTTTAGGGCGTCCACCGCCGCCTTGAGTACGTCCTTCAGTTCCGTGTAGTATGGCTTGCCCACCATGTCCAGGCGCACCTTCAGGTACTCGTTCTTGTCCGCACCGTCGGGGAAGCCGAAGTAGGTACCGCCCCTGTCATACCAGTCCCCGAACTCGATGTTCGTAGTGAAGGCGGGGAATCCCCTGTCGATGTGCCGATCCACCCAGAACACGATGGCCGAGGCCTTCTTCATCGCCTCGTACTCCCAGCGGGTCTGCTGTACGAGGGCGTCGTTCCCGTAGTTGTCCCGCAGTTCCTGGAAGCGGTCGTTGGTAGGAGTTATCACGTTGCCGTCGAAGCCAAGTTCCTCAAGAATGCGGAAGGCCTCGTTGCGCCAGTCGTTGGAGTAGTCCTTGCGGGGGCACGGGCCGGCAAGGAAGATGGAGTTGTTCATGTCGGACGCTAGTTGTTCCCGCACGTCCATGTCGGGGTTCATCTTAATTATTCGCATTCTTTTTCCTTTGTTCATCCAAATATACTCTAATTTCTACCGAGCGGTCGATACACGGGATGTACTCCCAGTCGTCCATCCCGATGTGCACCAGCGCCAACTCCCCTATCCGGAGCTCCGTGTTCCGCTCCACTATAGCCTTGTACAAGGATAACTGCGCCGAGTAGTGCGTGTAGTTGCAGTCCGGCATCCCATGCAATGGCCCGATGCACGTCTGGTACGGGTTCTCCCGGTCTATCTTCGCGTTCGTCTTCCAGTCCAGGATGGCCAAGCATCCCTTCCCCTTGTCCCAGCACAAAAAATCTATCGTGCCGCACACCGCCCACTCGCGATCATACACGATGAGCTCGTTCCGCACGGGAACGAAACGGCGGCGCAGTTTCTCGTACGCCATCAGGCCCACCTTGTGCTTCTTCTCGTAGTCCCCTATAGGCTTCTCGGGGCGGTAGTGCTTGCGCTTCCACAGGTTCTCCATATAGCTGTGGACCTGCGTGCCCATGTCGGCGGCGATGTTCTTCTTCAGGTCCCACTCGGCCTTGACCTCGTTCACATCCCTGCCGTTCTTCACGGCGTACTTTCTCGCGATCTCGTCCCAGTCCTGCTCGGGGCAGAAGTCGTGGACCTTCGTTGTTACGGAGGTGTACTTGGTCCCGTAAGAGTCCGTGTAGCGGTGCGTCTCCTCCTCGAAGAAGATGTCGCTGAATTTCCAGAGTTCTTCGTCTATGCTCATGAGAATAAATATAGCGGCTAGACAAAGTCCTTCTGCCGTGCAACGAGGTACTTGTCTATAGCGGAATTTAAGGGTTCCGGATCCGGGAATTTGTCCGTCTTTGCTATCCACGGAATAAGGAACTCGTTATAGAATGCCGAGATTGCCCCGAAGTATACATCCTGGTTCTTCGGATTGTCCATATCGTAGTCGAACGAATGCGGAATGTCCTCGCTGTCATAGATGTCCTTGAACAGCCTGCGGGCAGTTTCCGGGTCTCGATACTCGCAGAAGTCCTTGCCGCAAGGTCCCTCCATAAGCCCCTCGTAAGTAGCCTCCTGCTTGTCCCCGGACTTGACCGCCATCGCCTTGAGCGGCTTAACGAATGCATACACGTCCTTCTTCCAATGCGGGAAGGTCTGGGGAGCATTGTATAGCAGAAAGTACGAGCAGTGGTACATAATCTGCTCGCTGAGGTCTATAGCCTTGTCGGTATAGCTTGAAATCTTAATAGCCTGCTCATTAAGCGCCGACAGGGCATTTCGTACTCGGATATTCATAAACTAACTCCTATTGGGTACATATTTTGCAATTTCGCTATAGTCGGGAATAATGACCTCCCCGTTAGCGTCCAGTTTCAACTCTATCTCGTGGGACGAGTTGTTGTCGTTCCACAGAAACACGGCGTACTCGTAGTTGGATGTGAACTTTCCTGTACGGTGCGGGCGGTGCATGAACTCGTTGAACTCCTTACGTTGGGAGGCATTCAGCGTGCCCGTATGCCTCCCGTGCGGGAAGTACATGGACTTCTCCAACTGCACACAGGCGTCCAGCCCCGTATTCTTTCCCCGAAGCTCGTCGTTATAGATATGAACGTGCGGCACTTCGCCGCCCTCGCGGTTCCACACTTGGATTTCAAACTCCCCGATTTTCCCTACTCGTGCCATCTCGTTGAGTTGACGCTCACTAACCTTAATTTTTAAAGCCATAGAATCCTCCGTGTTTAAATATACCTAATTCCGTATCCCATCGCAACTTACATTTTGCTTACCTTGCCATCCTACCTAGAAGCCATCGTGGCACAGCACGCACCATACCAGTCATACGATCCTACTCGTACCAATCACATACGGCGTCATCTTGTTCGCCGTGTTCCAGGCGAACTACGTTCGCCATACACTGGCTACACCCACACATCCTCATACGCCTCAACTCATTAACTCGTGAACTCGTCAACGCGCCTCGGCTCGGCGCCGGCTCGGTGCGGTGGAGGGACAGAGACCCCCGTTACCGGAAGAATCTATCCTCTCCACCGCTATTTCGGCTCATGGCCGGCTTCGTATGCGTATGGATTCGACAGGCGGATCGCTCCGCTACGTTCTACTGGGTCGTAGCCCAACTGCACCGGTCTTGCTGTGTGCAGGCTTCTCAAACGTAAGACCAACAAAAATGTTCAAGGCGGGATGTGTGACGCTTGCGGGGCGTCACTCGGACGGGTATGGCCGGCACTGCTGCACTGCCCTTATAGAAAGCCCGATGGCATGTTCTCGTGCCGCCATCAGCCGCTCACTGTAGGTGCGGATGCCGTGGCTCGCTGGCCCGGCTTCCGTCGCGGTCTGACTGCCCGTGGGTTCCACGGCAGACTTGTTTTCCGCAGTTCGGCGTTCTCGCCTGTCCCCCGATGGGGGCATCTGCCCGTAGGCAGTTCGTGCGCAACTCTCGGATTCCCCTCCGGTGCTCGCGCCTATGTCTGTTCATGGATTGTGGTTTTTCTAGTAGTCGGTCTATTCGTTTCTATCAGCCCCCCGTGGATAACCACTCCTACGTGGAAACCAGGGCTGTCGCCGTAACGGGAGTAACTCCCGCCCATACAAGGTCTAGACTCCTATATGGGCATAAGGAAGCCCTAGGAACCAGTACTTCCTAGGGCTATCTTGAAATTCATTCAATGCGGACCATATACGAGTACTGGCAGTATAGGAGTCTAAAACTCTTTGTACGATACCCAATATATGTTTTTTCAAACTATCCGTGAACTACCCACCGCCTAAAGGCGGTGTGCTTCGTGTTTTCGTTTCTACGGGTTCGCATACATCCCTCCATCGCTGTCGGGTGCAGGGGTGAATCCCTCTGCGGAGGCCTGTTCCAGGCACTCGGCTCTCCTTGACGAGCCAATCATCAAGACCACACGGGCAGAATGGGTGTCCCTGTCCATCGTATACCCGCAAGCGCACCTATAGATGCGGTCGGCTAGAGTAGGATGGTTGATACATCCGCAGACCGGGCACAGCTTGGTAGTCGGTTCCCACCTGGAAATCTTGAAGCTGCGTCCACTTGCCTCTAGGGCAACTAGCCGTTGCTTCAACGCACCAAGACACGAGGACTGCACGGACTTACCGAACAATCCCTTATGCCAGTTCTTAATCTGCTCATCTTGAAAGTATATAACATCATAGTCGGTTACCAACTTGTGGTAGATTTTATTGGCCATGTCCTTGCGGACATTGGCAATATGCTCGTACTCACGCCTCAGTTGACGAAGACACCTGTAATACCGCTTCGACCCCTTCTCATTCTTTTTCTTCCCTCTCTTGTTCAACTTGCGAGAGAGAAATTTCAAGTGGTCGGTTTCTCGCACATTACACTTGTACTTGTCGCCGTACGATGTCGTTATGGAATCCTTTATTCCGAAGTCGAGACCAACATTGCGGTTGGTAGGAATCCTCTTCTCCTTCGGTAGCATTACGCTAATCTTTACGTAGTAGCCGGACGCCTTGCGTATCAGCTTGGCATCGGCCAGTTCAAACTTCTCGAATTGATGTAACTGGTTCAGTCCATGAACTCGCAACTTGCAGAAACCAGGAATTGTGATATGGCTGTTATCCAGTATCTTTGTAAACCCGGTAATAATCGGCAGGCAGTTGACTTCCGACTTAAACTTCAATGCACCGACCTTGATACCTTTCTTCTTGGCTTTGGCGAGGTTGACAATGTCCGTCTTCTTCTGCGCCACGGTAGCCCTATGGAACACTGACGGGAGCGTAAGAGTGCTTTCGATCGGGTTCTTGTCCTTGTCGTAGTGGACTACATCCTTGTGCTCGGTGTACTTGTAGTTGAACAGGGTGGCGTCTTCGCTTTTGTTGGACAACGCCAGCATGTCGTTGACTACCCATTTCGCTTCCTTGAAGCATTGGGCCAGTTTCTGGAAGGTCTCTTTCGGATTATGCCGTATGGAAACTTTAAGTTCGAATACACGGCAGACCTGCGACTTGCGCTTTTCCCGCGTTGCCGCCAATCCTTCACGGATCCTTGCCTTCGTACTTTCGCTTCTTATTGATTCCATAGTTTTAACCTAGATAAGTAATTTTATCATCTAAGTTAAAATATATACAATATTTTAGCGGAATGGTGTAAATTATTATTTACGGATAGGGCCGACCTAAATACCGCCCTAAAGGGTTCCCCTCGACTTGCGTCTCGGTGCGGTATCTTGCGGTCGGCGTTTTTGTCAAGGCAAAAATTACGATTTTTTGCCACCGCGCTATATTTTCTCTATAACAACATAGGAAACCCCATACCATGATAGAACTAACTCCGGAACAGCAGACCGCAATCAACGGACTCTTCTCGGCCACCCGCGACGAAGTCGTGGCGTACTACAAGGAACATAGCAACGAGTTCCCCTACCGCATCCGCTTTCTCATACGCACTATCGTAGGTACAAAGACCATCTATTCCGAAGGTCCTGCCCCCGAAAACCGCAAGAAGCCTTCCTACAAGGAACCCGTGGACGCCACCGTTGCCAACCTGTTCAAGGACCTCCCCGTGGAGAACTGCGTCGAGTTCTACCGGATGCAGCACGACAACCTCAACGGCAAGACCCGCTACGCCCTGCGCGAGATAATCGGGGCGAAGGTCATCTATGGCGAGGACTACGGTAAGACGCCTACCGCCGAACAGGCATCTTGAGGAATTTCTCCATCACGAACTCCTGGCGCTCCCGCATGTTCATGTGCACGGGGGCGCTCTTCTGCATATTGATGAGCGAGGATGCACCGAGCGTCATGGACGCCCCTATCGCCTCGTAGGAGCTGGCGGCCACGGCGTCCGCGATGTCCTTTCCGCCCGCGACCTGCTTCCCGTCCACCATTATCGTGGCGGGGTGGTCTATCTTCTTGGGCAGGTTCTGCAGGTTCATCAGTTCGTTGCGCAGGATAGGGGACTTGGGCATCTTTATGAGCCCGAGCAGTATGTTGCTGCTCAGTTTCAAATACGGGTCCTTCGTGCGGTCCACGGAGGCATATTTTGCGTTGAAGCCCAATTTAATCAGTAGCTGCATCATGTCGGCGGACTGGTATCCGTCGCACGTGACGAGGGCGATGCTTACCTTCTGGGAGCGCAGGTACACGAGGAACTGCCTCACCTTCCAGAACGGCACCTCGGATCCGGGGAGCGCCTTGATGCCGAACACGAGGGGGGTTTCCACGGAGGGGCTGATGCGGCTCGTCTTCATACCGTCCACGGCGGAGGTCACATCCACCGATATGTGCTCGGTGACTCGGGTCATGGCAAAGCCGAAGCGGTCGCTTTTGAGGCCGCCGTCCAGGTGGACGTAGTACTTGCCCTGCGGTAGGTTGCCCTTGTAGAAGTCGGCTATCTGGTCGTCGCCGTCGAGCGTGAGGTGCAGTTCGTCGAACTTCATGCAGTTGTCGAGGCACATCGACCTGTCTAGTGCCTCCACGTTGTATATGAGGTTGACGCCGTTGCGGGTGGCCACGCCCGCCAAGTCCTGCAATGCTCCCGGCAGGTTGTTCTCGAAGTCCTTGCGGTACTCCACGGGCACCTGTATGGTTCTGCCCGTATAGTCGTCCATCTCCTTGTCGGACGTAATTATCTTCGGCTGCTCCACGTCCGAACCGATGAACACGGGGAAGGTGTTCCCGCTGTAGATACCCTTGTGTTTCTGCACCTCCCATATCGCGGGCTCGAATATCGCCACCTTCGGGTTGCCACGTTCCGCGTCGATGTGGCTCTCCAAGAAGGAGGCGGCGTCGTTGCGGGACGAGGCCACCCACAGGCGGCAGGGAACGTCCCCGCCCTTCGTCATGAAGCGGGAGAACATACGGCGACGGATGGAGTTGTAGTTCTGCAATGCCTGGTCGGCAACCGCGTCCTGGAAGTTCGCCTCGTCGATGATAGCCCCGATGACAGCCTTACCCAAGGAGTGCCTCATACGAGAACCGTACGATATGCCCACGCGGTGCGGGAACATGTCCTCGTCTATCTTGTCCCCCTTTCCCGGAAGCAACTTGGAGCAGAAGTACGGGGAGGCGGATATGGCGTCGATAAGCTGGTCGGCGAGCACCACGCCCGCAAGGTCCATCGTAGCCGTGATGAGCGTAAACACGATGTGAGTGGTGGGAATGAGTTTCCACTTCTTATGCGGGTTCTTCAGGAGCGTTATGCGATACAGGTCGTAGAGAATGCCAATAATTGACACCGAGGACTTTCCAATACCGATTGCTCCGGTCAGGCAATTTTTAACTATCGTTCCACACGCCAACGGGTAATTGTGTAGCCTGTCCACGGTAAAGTTGTACACAGGCTCGGGCGGCATTTCTTCTATGGACACGATGCAATGGTTGTAGTTGCGGGCGCGTTCTACGATGGTTGCCCATTTCTGTTGCAATAGGGTGAAGCTCGGCTCACCATTATCCATGCAGTCGAAGTTACGGGCGATAGCGGTCCAGCGTTGCTTGTTCAAGTGCTCTGGACGGAGATTCTCCAAATGCCCATATCTATTCAAATTCTTGAGGATTTTACATTGGTGACATTTACGTTGCCTCTCGGGGTCGCTATTACGAAGCGTCATACGTTGGGATTCTATTTTAAGCGCATCCTTGATCATCCGACCAATCTTTGCCTTCTTTTGGAACTCCGGGTTGAGGTTTCGTAGGCGCATACGTTCCGCAGCGAGTCTACGTTGCTCAGGGTCTGCCCATCGAGCATTTACAGCCTTAATGCACCTATCCTTGAATACCTCCGGATGTTCTTTATGATACTGTTGGAACTTTTCTCGAGATTTTTGTTTTCCATCTTCGGAATTTACCCATTTCTTTTGAGCCTCACGCATCTTTCTTACGGTATCGCAAGAAACCGCTTCCGTAGAAGCACGATGTACTATGTGACCATGAAGAGCAAAATGGCTCTTATAACTAATAGAAAGCAAGTTGCTCGGAGTGTCATCTACCTTTATGCCGCTCTTATGATGTACGGAGTACCCTTTTTGTATAGGATTCTTCCACTGCTGGACGAGCCTGCACCGCTTTACCTTCTTCTGCGACCGGTTGTCCCATACATGGGCGTAGCCCTTATCATCATAAGTCACGTTATAGGGCATGAGGGACTGCCCCACCTTCAGTTCGTCCACGCGGTACCAGCGGTTGTCCTTACCGAGGACGGGGTGTTCCGCTGTGGCCTTGAACCACTTGCCGTTGTCCAGGGTGACCTTGTAGACCGTGCGGTAGCCGGTGACGGCGGGGGAATGTGCCTTGCAGGGCTCCCATTCCTTCGTGTTCACGTTGAAGCCCAACACCCAAAAGTCCTTCCCGGCATACTCGGAGCATATCTGCCCCATGGTCTTGGTGGTGCCGTCCAGGAGGTCTACCTCGGTATCCCCAGAGAGGCATACCTCGATATAGGGCGAGTAGAACGGATTCGGGTAGAGTTTCTTCAGCCTCTCCATCCAGTACGGGTATACGTACCCCCCGTATATCTGCCCCATGTACTGCGGGTCGTTAATAAACGTTTCTATGTCTACGGGTACGGACTCGTACCCCTCGGCAAGTGCCGCCGCCTTGTACAGGTCGGACTGGCTCATGTTGGCTATGGCATTACTCATGGGAGTAATATAGGGGGCTAGCCGTCACCGTGCGGGAGCTTGTCGTTCCACTCGCGGGCGAGCTTGCCCGCCCTGGACGTGCAGTAGGAGCACACTGGCTTGGACATGACGTAACGGTAGGTCTTGCGCCCGCAGTATATGCACGAGCGCTTGGTGCCGGCAGACGTGCGCTCTCCGCAATTCGCGGGGGCGTAGTCCATGGATATGGGTCTAGGTAGGTCGGAAGCGTTCATGGTACAAATATAGCGGGCAACCTGTGCCCGCCATACCTATGTTTGCGGAAAGTTCTAGTCGTTCAGTGCATCGCCTACTGCATCATTCACCACGGACATAAAGGCGTCGTAGTCCTTGGCGAAGTACCCGAGTTTCTCCATGGCGTCCTCGGCGATGTTCAGGAGCAGGTCGGGTGCCCACGTACGGAGCGCCTTCGCCAATGCTACCTTCACGTCGTACTTGTCCGTCTTGTCATAGATTTCCTCGTCGGCGAAGGTATGCTCTACTTCGCCCGCGATCTCCTTCACGATGTCATCGTAGCCGTAGTCGGAGAGGCGCTCGCACTTCTTGGACTCGGACGGGTGGAGAATCGCATATACCTCGTCGGTCATCTGCACACGGGACACCTTGTCCCCGTACCATTCCTTGATGGCCTTCTCGGCCTTATCTCCATCAGGCTCGAGGTACACGGTGTCTCCCACTACGGCGGTGTTGACCACGTGTCCCCAGGCGTCGCGGAAGTAGTATTCCTCGTCAAGGGCAATTTCGGGCGTGTCGAACTTGACCGCCCAGATGGTCTTGGCGGCCTCGTCCTTGGCATTGTCGATGACCGGGAGGAGCACGTCCTCGATGGTGGCGCCGTCGAACGGGAAGGACTTCGTGATGCCCTTCACGTCCACCTTGATGCTGTCGGTGTCGCGGTCGTAGTCGATGCGGGCGAGTTCCTTTTCCCCATCCAGGACTACGAAGGTGTGTCCCTTCCACCCGCTGTCCAGGCCTAGTTCCTTGTGGTCCTTGATATATTGCCACACCTGGCGCGTGATGTCGTCGTGGTATGCGGGATCGAAGGGCTTGGGGTATCCGGGTTTCTGCTTTGTGTACTCGTGGTCGGGGCGAATGAACTTGGTCATTGTAAGATCTCCTAGAAAATCTGGATTGTGGTATCGTAGCGGTGCATCGGGTCGTCCTCGGTACCTGCCGGGGAAAGCGTGATGAGCCCGGAGAGCACCTCCTTCAGCGTGCCGTCCTCCTGCACCGAGAAGGGGAACTCGAACCAGAAGTGGCCGGAGCCGTCGCGGTCGAGTTTCATGCCGTCGTGGAGGGAGCCCAGCGTGTAGTGCATTCCCTTCGGGAGCGTCCCGTCCATGATGCGCTTGAAGTCGTCCAGGGCGAGGACGGAGCGGGACTTGTTGTAGAACTTGCCGTTGATGGGCTTTAGCGCATTGTAGAGCTTGTTGCGGAGTTCGCGCTTGCCCTCTGAAACTTTGATTTTAAGCATTGTCATTCTCCGGTACGGGCGAGTCCTCTATCATGGACTTGAGCTGGAGGAGTTCGTTGCGGAGGAGCTCGATGACGTCCAGCACCACCTTCTTGTCGTCCTCGGTGCTGCCGTAGCCCAGGTCGTTGATGTAGAAAGCGGTGGTGCCGGTATAGAGGTCGTTGCCCTTGTGCTCGCCGATGTACTTGTGGAAGTCCGAGATGACTTTGGCCATCTCGTTCTTGAGTTCCTTCGGGGTGCTCGGGGCACCGAATGCTTCGCGTACTTTAATCTTGAGTTTGGACATAGGTTTTTTCTCCGTTGATTCTCCGATAGCGTAGAGGCTGTATATTCTTGTCCCGGCGGGGTAGAACTTGCGTCCCCACGTGCGGACGCCGGATCCGACATACGTGGTGCTGTCGTTAAGTACAACTACACCCTGTTTCGTCTCGTCGTCAAGGTCAAGGGCGCGGATGGGGTTCTTGAAGGACATCGCGTGCTGCCACTGGGTGGCCGGACCGAACGGCTTGCGCGACCACTGGAGCTCGCGGGGGTTCCTCGGGTTCACTCGGTAGTGCAGGTTGTATTTCGGTACGTATAGTGTCTGCATGCTAGTCCCTTATCAAAATATTTTCAAGTCGTTCGGCTATCTCGGGCACGTCGTAGTTGTGCGTTGCCACGTCTAGAGTAAATATACACAAATCCTCTTGAGTTGTGTGATATTTTTGTTGCTTTAAGTGTGTAACTAGTACTGCGGAAGCCGTCCGCTTGTTCCCGTCCGAAAAGGCATGGTTCTTGACAAGCCCTCGGAAGATAGAGCATATCTGCTCAAGGTCGGAATCATAGTAATGGTAGGAAGAGAAGGCGGACTCCAGCAAGGAGCGATTTACCCAGGGATTCTCGGTATCGTTGAAATACCGGTTAATCTCTATCACATCCTCTGGAGTAGCAGTAATCATTTGTCCCTCAAGTAATCAAACGCATCCTTGTATTGTTTCTTCACAATCTCAAATGCATCCATAAACGACATGGCGGGTTTGTCCAGTGGGACAAACCTTGACTCGTTTATGCGCTTTATCGATATCTTTACAGGCATCGTAGCGTTTCTCCTAGAACAAAATATAAGTTATTCTTTGGGGCAAAGCAACTTATATCTTGCTTACAGATCCATACTGATATCATCGTCGAACGGGATGCCGGCATCCTCGAGTGCGGCCTGCGGGATGTAGGTCTCGCCGCTCACGCGGTAGTCACCCTTGGCGAGCGCCTGCTGCATCGGCATATTGTCGCCTTCCGCCATCTTCAGCAGTTCCTCTTCCGTGAACTGCATCATCACGCCGAGGCGCACGAACACGTCGTACTTCTTGCTTTCCTTTACCTTGATAATCATTATACACCTTCCTTGATTGTATAGACTTGCACCTCGTAGCAGTTTCCGGCGTAGTCGTCGAAGTCGTTGAACGCACGGAACGAGGGCTCGGCTTCAGCATCGAACACCTTGCCCGCGGCCATCGCCTTGAACCCGTCCAGTATCTGCATCTCCTCGATGGAAAGGAACTTGGAGTCGCCCGTCTTGTAGGCTACCCATAGCCACTCAGGAACGATGATGACGCCGTTCTTTTCGAGGGCTTCCTTGACGTACTTGGTGAAGTACTTGTCCAGGTCTGCGGAGAGGTCTGCCAGCGTACCGTACTTGCGGTCGATGGTCTTGTCCTGCATCTTGGCGGTCAGGGCGAGGTCGTTGTCGATACGGATCGTGGTGCCGTCATACTCGCACACGATGGCGTCGCCGTCATAGGACACCTTGGCCTTGTCGTTTACCCCGTGCTTCTTGAGAATGTCGAACAGCGTGTCCTTGACCTGGACCTTGTGGAAGGACTCGGACGTACCTTTAAATGCTGTCAGCACGTCATTCACGGTCTTGTATCTTGTGGACTTCTCGTCGTCGCCGACAAAGACCTCGATGGAAGCGGTATCCTCTCCGTCCTCGTTTATGATGAACCGGTAAACAACTCCGTCCTTCGTAGCCTTGAAGCGAGAGCGGTAGGCGTAGACCTTACCATTGCGGGTATCGGAGTCAAGTTCGAAGCCGAGATCCTTGAGTCCATCACGCAGGGTGTCGTAGTCGTCCACGGAGCGGCTCTCAGAGTACTGCTTCATGCGCTGGAGGTGGTCGTAGGCATCGTCCTTGTTCGCGAAGGAGGCGAGTACGCGGTTGTCCTCGTGGGAACGGATAACCCACGGGGCAGGCTCGCCCTTGCTGTTCTTGTGGCCTTTCTCGTAACCCAGTTTCTCGTCAGCGGACTCGCCCTTCTTGCCCTTGGGCTTGGAACTCAAGTTTATCACGTAATTCCACTGGTCGCGAAACACGTCGGGCTCGTCCCAGCTGATAAAGTTGGCTTCCAGACCGTAGTCGGCGATAAGCGGGTCGGTACTGCAGTTCGCGTCGGTGCAGCCCTTCTTTGCGGACTCCTCGGCTATTTCCATGAGGCCTTCCGACATCGGATCGTCTATCTCCTCGCCGTAGGCCTCGAAACAAATCTTCATGTCGTCGCCGGCACCGTCCATCTCGTAGCAGTCGAGGGTAAGGCCGGGATATTCCTTGCGTGCACCGGCATACCAGTTGTCGGCAATCAATTTCTGCACGAGTACGAGAAACCCGCGGTCTTTACCCTTGTAGAAGTCCTCGCGGGCGTTCCTGGACTCCTGGAGCGGACCGCACGTCTTGACGGCGAAGTCCCACTCGGCGTTGTCCAGTTCGTCGATGATGTCGATAAGGTCACCCTCTCCGTCATACCAGCGGCCTTCCGTGCCCTGCGTAAAACCGAGGGCCTTCAGCAACTTCGACTGTGCATCCTTGCGGGAGTCGGCACCTTCCAATTTTTCAAGTTCCCCGAGATACGTCCAGGCCGTCATCCGCGTACGTTCCCCGTTGGACTCGTACTTGTCGTACTTGTCCGGGTCCTCATCGGCGCGCTGGTCCCCGTCCGGGAACATACCCACGCCGAGCATGTCCTCGGCGACGTTAGTATTCACCACTACAAGGTTGTCGTAGCCCTGTCCGATGAGTTCCTTGTACAAATCCCCCTTCGGGTTCGGGTCGGCGTAGAGCCCGCGCACGTAGTCGAGGCTGGCGTCGGAATGCTGCCCGAGGTGCGCGTAGGTGGTTACCATGCCGTTGTGGACGTCGTCCACGAACACGGCAATAGAGTCCGTGAAGTCCCCGTCCTCGTCTTGTTCCAGGCCGAACCACACGTAGGTCGGTTCGTCCTTTTCGTTTTTCTTGCTCTCGCGTACGCTGATCTTCATTTTAGCCTCGTTGGATTCTATAGCACCTTCTTCCTGAAGGTACTCGCTAAGTTGTTCCGGGGTATCCGGATGATATTCCATTACTATCTCGTTGCCCTTCTTCAAGCGCGTGACCAGGTTGGCCTGCACCTCCCACCTGTACGGGAAGTCCCTGTGGGCGATATCCTTGGCCACGACCATGCCGTATTGTAACTTGTCCTGTATGAACTGGTAGTACCCGTCCACCTGGTATATGCGCGTCCGTATGGTTCGCAGGGCGTCCGTTACCACCTTGACCACGTCCTCCAGCGGGTACAGCACCCGGCAGGACTCGTTCGCCTCTCGGGTGGCGTTGAACCGTGTCAGTTTCCTGAAGTGCTTCTTGCCTGCGAAGGAGTGTGCCCACTTGTTTATCTCACGCTCGCGCTTGTGGCGCACGATGGGGTTGTCCCACGTGCGCTCGGCTCGGGCGGCCTTTATCGGGTTCGTGACCCTGTAGTCGTCCTTGAACGTGTCGAGCAGACTCTTCTTATGTAGAAATGCGGACTTCGGCATACCGTAAATATAATTCTTTTTTGCTACAAGTGGAGGACTAAATCCAGGTAAATTAGGGCTTCATGCGCCTCGTACTTGGCATTCGGGTTGCGGAGCACGCGCACGTTCTTCACGAAGTAGCTCAAGTCCTCGCCGCCGTAGTGAATGAGCAGCTTGCTGTAGAGGGCGATATCGCCAGGGCAGTAGTTGCGGTGCGTGGGCTTGCCGTCCTTGTAGGATATCGGCTGGGGGTACGGGCGGGACGTGACGATGTCGTCGCGGGCGCTGTCCACTACGGAACCCTCCTCGCCGTCGGTCCACTTGAGCGTGTAGGCGGTGTTCTCCTCGCTGATGAACGTATCCGTGCCGCGGATAACGGGCTGCGCCTGCGGGTCGAGGAACGCGATGCGGGCGATGAAGTCCGGGGTGTCCTCGTACAGGTACTCATGGTCCTTGTCGTTGTAGAGGGAGCCCGTTCTCGTCTCGGGCTCGTAGTCGCCCAGTATGGGGGCGCCGTATAGGTCGGGGCGTCCGCCCGGTGTCAGTTCCTCGGGCTCGTCGATGCGCTTGCCCTCGCGGGGCAGGTACACCTCGGTGTTGTACCCGATGATGGATATGCTGTGCTTCAGGGCGACATAGGTATGGAGGTCCGCGATATTCGTTATCACGTTCTGGGCGTGCTTGCCCTTGAGGTATTCCATGTCGTCGAGGCTGCGGGGCATAGGGCTAGTCCTTGATTAAGCGGACGGACAAAAGAAGTTCTTTATCATCGTGTAGGAAATTTACACGGGACAAATCATTCCATAATGACAGTGTTCGGGCGGTTTTTTTATCACTACAAGTGGAACTCCAAAACCGAGTGTAGTAGCCTACGCCTCCAAGACCCGCTACGTCCATACACCCCACGGGCAGGGCTGTAAATCCAAAATCATCAGTGCCTTTAGTATTTAAACCCCGCCATTCTTCAAATACCCATCCCTCTGTGGATTTCAATTTATTTGCGGGTCTGTTGCCTGCAAATTCAACTAAATCTTCAAATTCGGATAATGTCGGCAGATGCCAACCTTTTATGTTTGAAGCCACACGCATCGCAGCATCCCAATCATAATATGTATTTCCATTCCGAACCTTAATACCCTCGCCACCATCGTCAATGGCGAGATTTTCTGCCATCCACACCTGGTTGCCAATCTTGACGGTCTTAGGGTTGAATGCCTCGTTAAGTCTTTCGTGAACTCGGATTTTGAGCATAGGACTACTCCTCGTAATTGTGGTAGGTGTCGTAGAGTTCGTCGTACATCTTGTCCACGACCTCGTCGGAGAGCAACGCCTGCTTGACGTCCTCGGCTAGCCCCTCGAGGTTGATGTTCAGTACGTTGTCCACGCAGTCCTTGAGCATGCCTGCGAGTTCGTCCCTGCCGGGGAGATCTTCCACAGAAGTACGCACCCCGTCGGAGTAAAACCCGCCGGCGGACACGGAGAAGGACTTGATAGCCACACGGGCGAACTCCTCCGATAGCATGTCGTTATTCTCGACGAGGCGACGGGCAACATCCTTGTCCTCTATCCCCGCGAGCGCAACCCACTTGTCCACGTTGAACGCGAAGACGCAATCATCAATGGAGTTCCCTCCCGAGAAATCCCACAGCCAGTCCCCGTCGTAGGAATCCACGAGGCACGGGACGTAGTCGGACTCGTCGTAGTCTTCCGTCTTCTTCGACGGAATCCAGTCCACGGAGTTCACGTAGTCGCATATCGCATCCACGTCCATGTCGTTGAACTTGCTTAAGTTGCGGCGCACCATGTCGCAGAGCACTTCCTTCGTTTCCTTCTCGTCCTTGTATGTCACGACGGCGTAGTAGAGCGGGTGGTGTCCGTGGAATCCGGGCTTGGCTTCCTTCTTGACTATCTTCGCGAACTCGCTGTAGTCGTAAGGCTCGCCGAACTCCATGCGGCGAAGGACGTACTTGAATATCGGGTTCACGCCGTGGGACTTGACCCAGTACGGCTCCTTCTTAACTTTCGGGGGCTCGTTGGCCGTGAGCCAGTTTACCGAGTTGATGTACTTGCATATCTCGGGGTTGTAGTTATGGTTGGTGATGTACTTGCAGAGTTCCCTGCGGACGTCCTCTTCCTCGCCGAAGTCCATGGCGCGGGCTATCTCCTCTCCGCCCATGTCGGCATAGCCCATCATGTCGTTGTAGAACTCCTTCGGGTCGTAGTAGTCGTACTTCCCGTCCTCTTCCCAGCCCTTTCGGTCGAGTATGCGGTCAATAATCATAAAGGTTTAACCTCGTGAAAAATATACCCTAAATATACATAAAAACTTAACGTTCCGAGCCCCAAATATGAAAAAAAGTCCCGCGGAACTTCCGCGGGACTTCTATCTCGGTTTTAGGCTTTGCTAGAACTCGCCGGGTTCCTCGCCGAAGGGGGGCTCTTCCTCTTCGGGCTCTTCCTGCTCTCCACCCTGGTACGTGCGGTCAACCTCTTGCGGGAGTTCGTCCGGGAGTTCGCTCCCGTCGTCCTCTTCCTCTCCGCTGTCGTCCGCGGCAATCTTGGTAATGGCGTCGGCGAGTATGCCCACGATTTCCATGTTGCCCTCGTTGACGTGGTAGGAGGCGATACCCTTGAGCGCCTTGAGCGACTCGGTGGCCTTGTTCAGGGAGTCGGCGATGTCCTTGAAGGCTTCCTTCGTGTAGATAATCTCGTCCACGAACTCGCCGTCGAGGGAGGCGTCCTTGGCCAAGTTGTCGCAGGCTACGCCAACGGACTCGCTAATCTTGGCAACGAGGCTAGACACGCTCTCGTGCTTCTCGCGCGGGGTAGTCTTGACCTTGTAGCCCATGGAAGCGAGCGTGGCCATGAGGTCGTCGTAGGCGTCCACGGCGTTGTCCACCTCGTCCTGCATCCCGAACAAATAGTCGAGCACCTTGCCCACGCCCTCGGTAACGGCGTCCATGACGCCCTTGAACATATTCTTGAGCGTATCCAGGATACCCTCCTGCATACGGGATTCCTTCGGGATAGTGGCGATCTCGGCGGGTGTGGCCTGGAAGAAACGGGTAGCGATAACTTTCGTGGTTTCCTCGGAGCGCTTCTTGAGGTCCTCGAGGTAGGCGAGCAGCTTGTTGAACTCCTCCACGGCTATCGTCTTCTCGCCCGCCGCCACGATGGACGTGGTCAGGCTCTTGGCGTTCTCGATAATGGGGGCGAGTTCCTCGGCCAGTTTGGCGTTCTTGGTCTTGTCGGATACGCTGGTGCGGGAGATGTAGTCGTACGCGGACACATTCGGGTCGAGACCGAGCTCCTCCAGTTCCTGGCGGGTCACGGCCACGGCGTTGCCGCCGTTGTTGAGCGACATCGTGCCGTTGGAGGCGTACTTGCTGCGGAACGTGCTGACCATCTCGCGGGCGTTGGCGAGGTCGCCGAACTGCGTGTACAGTTCCTTGAGCGCCTCCTTGACGGTCTTCATTATCTTTTCGGCGGACTCGCCTTCCTCGCTGTAGGTGTAGTCGATGGCCTTGCGCACCGCTGTAGCGCCGATGGCGTCCAGCTTGCCCTTGTACAGGGTAATAGCGGCGAGAGCCTGCTCGCACTCGTCCAGGGCTTCCCCGGCCTTCTTGACCTCCTCGAGGTTGGTCTTGGCGACTTCCTCGGCGATGTCCAGGGCCTCGAAGATGTATCCGCGGTTGATGGCGGATGCGAGTTTCTTCATGTCCGACTTGCCGAGCTTCTTCTCGGCAATGTTATGGTTCGTAATACGCATGCTATTCCCTTTCCACGAATGCCGTGGCAGTATAGGTATTGCCGTCCTCGATAACGACGTAATCCAGTCCACCGAGGGGCTTGTCGGCCTTGATCAGTTCCCCGCGGACGAACTTCTCCATGAGTTCCTTGGCGCGGTCGCGAGCCTCGTGGTCTACGTCGAAGTCGCCGATAACCACGATATTCTCGTCGGGCTCGTACAAGAACAGGATGTCCTCGTCCGGGTTGCCGCTGACGTGGACGTATGTCTGGTAGGCGGTTTCAAACTCGTCAAGCATATCGTCGTAGTCATCAAAGTACACCACGGCGTCGTCGCTCAATAGAACCTTGGGCTTGTTCTTCTGGATAGCGGACGTGAGTTCCGTGACTATCGACTTGCGTGCCTCGTGAATGGTAATCTTCATACTATGCCTTCTTTGCGTCCTCAAACGCCTTCTTCACTTCCTCGTCCTCGAGCGCCTTGTCGATGGCGCCGCCGAGCAGGTTGCAGCGGATAGCGATGTCGCGGTTCTCGGGTTCAGGGTCGAACTTGCCCCCGAGGTCTTCCAAAGCCTGCTCGTAGAGGTCGCTGTTGCCGATGAGGTACAATTCGGCCATGATGCGGCTGAACGTGTAGGAACCGCTGCCGTTGCCGGTAACGGAGTCTTCCGTCCACAGGACATCGTTCAGTTCGTCACGCATGTCCTCGATGTCGTCCGGGAGATCACCCTCGCCCTTGTGGAAGTCGATGTACTCGAGGATGGCTTCCTTGGCGTCGTTGAATACGGCTTCCTCGTAGTCGTACGTTTCCCAGCTATCGGCGATTTTTCTGTAATCCATAGTGATAAATTCCTTTTGTGGTTAATATAAATATAATAAAAATTATGAAAAAGGGGCACACTTTCCGTGTGCCCGGCTACAGTTTAGTACACCCACAGGTAGTGGTCGCCATAGGGGTAGACCCCGTCCAGCGCACCTTCGTCTATGGCCTTCTCGATGCATTCTTCCTTGGTATGGGACTCGTCCTTGTACTCGTCCTTCAGTTCGTCGTAGGTCTCGTCCACGTCCTTCCACGCGGTGTACTGGAACAAATTGTCGAAGAACACGAGTGCGTCGCCAATGCTGCCAAGGTCGGAGTAGTATTCCCACAGGGCATCCCAGTAGTCCTCGTCCTCCTCGAGATATGCAGCGGTCTTGCACATGCGCATGAACATGTTGTAGTCGATCTTGGCGTCGATCATATCGGAGATGCCTTCGGACTTCTTGGAACTTTCAGCAGGCTTCTTCGCGTCGCCCTTATCCCTACAACGCTTGCAAAGACCACCATAGCGGTCATAGTCATACTCGGTCATAACCGCACCGCAAGAGTCGCAGCGTTCCATACTCTCTTTCTTGCCGTCCTTGCAGGATTCGGGTTTCTTGGATTCGCTCAACTCGCCACCCAGGACCTTTGCCAATTCTTCGGCGACTTCCTTGTTAGGCAGATGAACGTAGAAAATATCTTCAGAGTAGAAATCAGCCCGTTCATCACCACCTTCTATCTTGATAGTAAATTCGGGGTCATCCTTTGCCTGGTCTTCGTCAAAGGTTTCATCTTCGTAAGTATAATACTTGGAGAGAACGTCCACGACATCTTCAAGCAGATATTCGGCATCGGCATAACCCAAGAGTTCGTCAAAGCCCTCATAAGTTTCAATCTGTGTAGTGCCCTTTTCGTTCTTCTTGCTCATAGAGCACTTAAACTGCTTCATAGTCACTTCTCCTTATGCAAGTTTGCCATCTTCAGTAAATTCATACTCGTTCACATCTGCCCAATCAGCAACTTCTTCGTCAGTGGCTTCATAAAAATAGTCATAGCCACTGCTTTCAAAATGACTGTTTAGAAAACCCATAACATCCTGTGCAAACTTTTCAAGTTCACTCAACAGGGCAGTTTCCTCATCGGTCAATTCCACATCGTAATCGGGAACAACCTCAATTCTGTCTGCCATAGAATAGCCGTATCTACGGTTTTCGGGGAGTTCAATTTCGGAAATTTTAGCCTTTTCGCAAGCGGACTTGATAGCCGTCTTGTCGGACAGCGGTGTAATGTATTTGGAGTCCGTGAAAGGATACTTGGACAAATCCACATTCAGCAAATCGCCCACGCTCAATGTTCCGTAAGTGTTGAAGCCATCGCCTTGGCTATAAGACAGAGAATACTCTACCTTAACATCGGAATTAGGGAACACTTCATTAAGAGTTTCCAGGCAAGAGTCTTGGAAAATACCCCCATCGTCTTCACGACGAATGTCAAGGAACCAATCCTTCACCTTTTCCTTGGCTTCGTCCGAAAGTTCATCGTAGGTATAGACATCATAACTAGGCGGTTGAACGGTCCGCTTCTCGGAACGCTTCTTGGCGAGGCTTTCAATCTTCTTGCTCATAGAGCACTTAAACTGTTTCATAGTTTTATCCTTTTTATTAAAGTTTAGATGCTGCCAAAGACACAGCCCCCGCAAGAGAAACCATATCTTCCTTTCGTTCGTCCATAGCCTTCAGCAACTGACGGAGCGATGGAACGCCTGCCATACCGCTATTCCGATACATTTCTGCTTCTTCTTCGGGGTCAAAGTCTTCGGCATACTCTACAAGTTCGTCTGCCATCGCAGAAATAGTTTCAGCAAAGTCTTCCCCTGCGTTCCACACAAGCGATATGATAGCATCGCCACCCGTGGAATCATAACCTTCAATCTCGGCACAGATTTCACCAGGACGATTTTCGGAAACATCAACGGATTCAAACATCGTTCCCGCCTTTCCCATCACACCTTCAAGCCAATCTCGGATAGCGTCATAATCGCTATAGGCTTCGTTCTTCTTGGATTCACGGACCTTAATAGTCATCTTGGACATAATGTATTCTCCTTATACAAAGTAAAACAGGTTAGAACTGCGGGCGGTGATTACGTACTTGTTGCCCTCGCGGTCGCGTAGGAGCGCACCGTTCATGCCGTAGGTACCGCGGCTCACGCCCACCGTCTCGATACCCTTCTTCTTGAGTTCCTTGGCCTCGGCATCGGATATCGTGGTAATGTCCTCTGCCTCGCCGTAGCGGGCCATGTCCTTGAGTTCCTTCTGCTTGAGCGTCAGGCTTTCGGACTTCTTGGACTCCAGCTTGCTATACCCGTTCTTCTGCGCCATGCGGTTGGCCTTGTTTAGAACGGAAACTGGAACGACGGAGTCAATAGATACATAGCCCCCATCCTTGCCATAGGCCTTGCGTACGTACTTGACGAATTCCTCCGGGTCAAAGAAGCGCATGTTCGCATAGTCGTCAACGCGACGGCTATCGGCAGCCTCGTCCTTGCCGTCCAGGAACTTGGCGACCTCATCGTATGTGTAGTCCTCGTAGCCGAGGTAGTTGTTGTTCGGGTCGTCCTTGTCCACGACGGCGAAGATGTTGTCGAACAGCTTGCGGAGCAGTCCCTTGCTGTAGCCAGCGTGGAAGGCGTTCCAGAAGTCCATCGCCGACGGGATGAAGTCCGGTGCATACTTGAGCAGAAGCTCAAGGGCTTCCTCGTTGTCCTTGTCCCCAACGACACGCTTCCAGTCGTTCACGAAGTTCAGGTCGTACTCGCGTTCCCAGTCGTAGACGTAGGGGTAACTGCCGTCCTTGTTCTCGGGAGCGTCGGTGTCCTCGTGCCAGCCCGCATATGTCCAGGGCTTCTCGGGAGCGACGGCCTTGCCGGAGAAGAGTTCCTTCATCGTGGCCGTGTCGTTGTTGAGGACGGCGAAGCCCATCGGGTCGTGCTCGTCCACGTAGAAACCGTCCGCGGAGTTCTCATGCGTAGACACGTCCCCGTCGCCATAGATGGCGGCGACGCCGGTGGCTTCTCTCTTGCAGGACTCGTCCTTGCCAGCCACTACGGACCTCAACATTTCCAGGCGGTCATCGGCAATGGCGATGCGCTCGGCCTCGTCCCTCGTGAGAGCCATGATGTTGCGGTCCTCGAAGTCTTTAACCTTGCCGTAGATGTCCGAGCCCTTCACGTCCTCGATAGGAGTGCACTCGTCCAGCACATACTCGATAGCGATGCTGTCATTGCCACCGCGGGAATTTACGCAGGAGGCGTTGCCGATGCCATTGATGGCGTGCGGGAGCACCGCCCACTCTAGACCCTGCGGGTCCTCGCAGAAGTAGTAGGCTACCCAGTTGTCTCCCTTGGCCTCGCTAACTTTTCCCTTGAGTTCGTCGAAGTAGGCGAATATCTCCGGGGCGGTCTCGTCGAAGTCCGTGCTCTGGAACTCGTAGTAGCCCAGGTCGCCTACGCCCTTGTCGCCGGGGTAGCGGTAGATGACGTCGAATCCAACCGGGTGCTTACCCTCGTGGTCATCCACGTATATCTTGGCGCGTACGCCCTCGTTGTCCTTGGAGGCAATAGTGATGGCCTCGCACTCGTACTCGTCGTCGTAGCCCTTGGCCATGTCGAACTTTTCCTTGTCCCACACGGATACGAGGGCATCCCACACCTCCTGGAGGTAGTCGGCGCTGTCGTGACGTTCGTCCTTGGACTCGTCGCTCTCAATCCACCACTTGCCACCGGTAATTTCCTTGGTGTCCGGGTCGAAGGCAAGCCACATGCGGTAATACTGGCCGTCATGCTCACGCTTGAAGAAGGCCACGGCGACATCCTTGCCGTTGCTACCATACTCGGAGCCATCGTCATACACGTCGCCGGTCACGAATTCCCAGCCATCCGCGGTAAAGTCCTTGGTGTCGTACTTGGTACCCTTGACATCGTCTATGCGCTTCTGGAGGTCCTTCTCGAAGTCAGTCCTCCAGGGGCGCAGTGCAGCCTCGGCCTTGGACTCACAAGCCTTCAGGATCTTCTTCGCGATGGCCTTCGGGGACAGCCCCTTGGCGCGGAGTACATAAATATTGTCCAGGCCGAACTTGGTCATCAGGTCCTCGGCCTTGTCAGCGGCCACGTCCAACGCGGTAGCAACGTCGTATCGGATGTCAGCGGCGACCTCGCCAGTGCTCTTGCCGTCCTTGGCCATCTGCTTGAGGGCCTTCTCGCCCTCGTCATCGTCGAGAAACTTCTCCTTGATCGACCAGCTTCTTGCAATCTTCAAAAGTTCATCATATATCTGCTGGGCGGTCATATATGTGGGCCGTTTACCATTCTTCCATACTACGAAATAGCCCGTACCCTGATTGCCGATACGCTTGCCATGCTCATCCGAGTCATCTTCGGCGACAGCCAAGGAATCCGCATTGGCGGGGACTTCCTTGCCGTTGACACTATCCACGAAATACAGGTCCCCGGTAGAATTGACACCAAATACCACGGAATTGTCATTCTTGGACAAGATAAACTTTTTAAGGTCCGTAAGAGTAGTAATATCCTTGGACTCTTCCTTCTTCTCCTTGACCGTCCAGAACCCGAAATCTGACCCGTCGCCTTCCGTGGAACTGAACATGGTGCCCTCGGGGGCGATGTCGTTCAGCAACCCGAACAGCGCGTCGCAGGCATCGGCCTTCGTGTCGTCCGAGATAATGCGCCAGTCGGCCTCGAGGAAGTCCTCCCAGCCGTCCAGCTCGGGGTAGCCCTTGATGAACTCGTTAAACTTCTCCGGGGCGTAGTCCTTCAAGATGCCCATGAACCTGAGAAGCAGGTCCTCGGCACGGAGCGTGCCGCTGGAAATACAGATGTCCTTGAGGTCGTTGATGTCTGCCATGATTAGTCCTTGTACTTGTTATAAAATTCCTCGACGAGTGCCAATGCCTCGGCTGGGGACTTGGTTTCCTTGATTTCGCTACCGCTGGCGGACTCGGCTACCGTGAAGCCGGTAGCCCCGACCATGCAGCTGACGGGTGCGCCGTCGGTATACGCGGCATCGATGCCGCCGGGTACGTCGCCCATGTCCACGATGTCCGACAGGCTGTAAGAGAGTTCATATTCCTTGCCCTCCGTAGCGTCCACGACCTGCTTGGCGAACGCGTCGCGGAGCGCCTCCACGTCCATGTAGCATACGAGTTCCAACGCCTCGGGGAGCATTGCCTTCTTGTAGTCGGTGCCCATGACGGCCTTGGTCTTGTCCGCACCGGGGTTGTCCTCGAGAGCCACCATGAGGTACTTGCCGGACACCGTACACTCGGATATGTCCCAAGACATATATTCCGCATCCCACGGGACGTCACCATCCACGTCCTCGGACCCCTTGAATATGGCAAGGGACTTGGCACGGTAGAGCGACGGGAGGTTGAACTCGAGTTCGGGTTTCAGTTCTTCCGGCAGGAACTTGAGGCCTTCCGCGTCGTCCTTCCTGCTCTCGCTTACCTTGATCTTGATAGCCATAATCTTGTCTGCCTCATAAAACGTATAGGAAGGTATAGGCTGTCCCATACTTGGTTATATATTACTTCGTCCTGCCGTTGTAGTCGCGGATTGCGGAATTGTCCGGGATGCGCTCGTCCAGGTCCTCTACGATGCGCTTGCTGATTACGTCCACGGCGTAATCCACGTCGCCGTCGAAGCGGATACGGTCGAGCCCGAGGATGTCCTCGTCTCCTGCGTCAGTAAACACCTTGACGCGGGCGAAGAACTCGTCCCCGCCGGCAGTCTCGAAACGCACGTTGTACGTCACGTTGGAATCAAGGACATCGCCGCCCATGTTGCGGGCGAACACGTCGGACACCACCTCCACGACATCGGCCTTGTCCGCGTCGTACCAGCGGGACGACGTCACGGGGTTTACCTTCGGGTCGCTACCGCTGATGGCGACGCCGTATTCTTGGCCGTGGTCGTCGAGAAGCGGAAATTCTTCCTGGAGCTTGCCCACGAGGCGTTCCAGGCCTTCGGAAAGGGCCTTCACGAGGCCGTTGTTGGTAGATTCGTTGACGTGGATCTTGATTGCCATATGGTATTCCTTCGGGGACAAGATGCCCCATATAAAATCGTTACTAGAAATATAATAAAAGTCAAAGTAAATGTTACACGGGAAAATAAAAAAATAACAAAAAAAACAGCCCCTCGCCGAGGCGGGGGGACTGTCTTAACCCTGGATTAGGAGTTCTTAGCCGTTGGAACCGCTGCCAGCGTGCGGTGTACCGGTGAGGAACACGTTCACGTCGGCTTCCGTCTCGTTCTTCACGAGGACGATGCGCTGCACGAACTCGTCCACGATCGGCGTGATGGCCTTCCAGGAGGCGATAGCCTGCTGGGACTGGAACGGGTTCTCGGCGACCGGCATGGTGTTCGTGACGAACACGGGCATGTAGGTAGCGCACACGACCGGGGCTTCGAACGGGCTGTTGTCGGCGCTGTAGGCGCAGATGATCTCGTTCGGGGCGACGATGGTGTTGGAGCGGATAACGGTAATGCCTTCATTCTCGAGCGTACCGAACACGTGAGGACCGACGAGGTTGGTCTTCGGTGCCGGACGGAAGCCCGGAAGGGAGGCAACGTACTGGGCGGACACGTAGCCGCAGACCAGCTTGTTGGCGTAGCCCTTGCCAGCGCGGGCGGCGATGGCGGCGCTCGCTTCCTGGATGGCGTAGAGCAGGCTCTGGCGATGTTCGAATTCCGAAATCGCACCGGACTTGTTCATGCCCCAGGTCACCGGCTTCCACTTGGAGGCGGAAGAGCTGAGGGCCGCGAGGACCTTTTCGCTTTCTGCCATAGCCATGTGGCCGGAGAGGTCAGCCAGGACTTCGTCCGAGGCGGCCTTGCCGAAGCGCTTGTTGAACTGGAAGGACTTGAAGGTGCCGAGCAGTTCCTTCACGCCGATGATTTCGGCGGAAACGATCTTGCTGTCCAGGCCGAACTCGACAGCCGGGACGTCCGGGGCCTTCTCGAAGTCCACGTCGTAGCTCATGATGCCGGTGTAGCCCGCCGGAGTAGTGATGACGAGGTCACCGCTGCTCTGGGAAGCGGTCACGGACACGGAGCCGTAGAAGGTCGGGAGCTGGCCGGGGCCTGCGCACACGCCGACCACGTCGGTCACGTTGCCGTTGCCGTCAACGAGGCGGACGTTCATCGGGACGTTCCAGCGGAGGGCGCCGATGGCGTTCTTGATGGTCGTGGTCGTGGTCGTGATGGCGGCGAACTGGCGCTCGCTGATATAGGCGGTCGGGGAGGACTGCCAGCCCTTGAAGGCGTTCATCGTGATGGCGTCGAAGTTCTTGGCATTGATGGTGGTCGGGGTAAGGGTGTCAGATGCGCCGGAGCTCGGGCGAGCCTGGGCGTCAAGCCACTTCTTCCACGCGCCATTGAAGGTCTGCTGGCCGGCGACGTTGCCGTCGGCGTCCATCCAGCGGTCTTCCGGGAGTGCCGGGAGGCCGTCCACAGCCGTCAGCGGGTAGCCATGGGTGAACACCTTCTTGAAGTAGATGATGCCCTGGGCGTCGTTGAGGGTCTGGATGGAGGCGAGCTGCGGGGCGATGGACAGCGCGTAGGAAGCGCTGATCACGTCGAGGGCGACACGCGGGAGAGCGCCGAGAGCGGAGGCGGAGCCACCGTTTTCAGCGACGTAGTTCTCGTAGCGCTTGAACGTATCGAACTGAGCGCCGAGGTTGTAGATGTCGTTCTTGGAGAGACGACCCTTGAAAGAGTTCGACTTGGCGAGGGCCTCGAAACGCTTGCCGTAGCGGGCTTCGTAGGCTTCGACCTGGCGGTCGTACTTCTCGTTAGTGTATTTTTCCATGGAAGTATTCATTGTGTGAGTCCTCCGGATTAAGCCTTTTTGATTTTGGAACGGAACTTGGCGCGGGCCTCTTCGATGGCCTTGGCCTTGGATTCGGTCTGCTTCGCGGCCTTGCGGGCTTCGAGGCGCTTGCGGAACGCTTCACGGCGCTCGTCGGTCTTGCGGGCTGCGCGACGGGCTTCGAGGCGCTTGCGGAACGCCTCGCGACGTGCTTCCTTGCACTTCTCTTCCTTGTCGCCTTCGCCTTCGCCTTCCGTTTCCACGGATGCGGAACCGAGAACCTGTTCGTCCTCGACCTCTTCCTTGGAGTTGGTCAGCACGGCCACGACGGCGGTGTTGTCGTTTTCCGGGTCGTTGGAAACAACGACCTGGATGTCCTTGTCCTTGTCAGCGAAAACGACTTCAGCGGATTCCGCGTCCAGCTTCACGCCGTCCACTTCCACCACGCCGTCATTCTCACGGATCTTCTTGAATCGCGGTTTAAGCATAGTTATGCTCTCCTTGATAGGGTATTGTGCACTTGGTAAGCGGACCACCCGCTCTCCTACAAGGGTATTTCGATGCACGTAAGGCGGAATTGCCTTCCCATTGACACCTAATATAACAACATTTTTAGAAAAAAGTAAGAAAAAAATATGAAAAATGTAAGTTTGGGGGTAAAAAAGTAAGAAGGCCGCCCGGAACTGGACGGCCTTCAGGTGTTCTAGGGAATGTTTTAGGGGGCGGAACGCGATGAACAAAAATAGTCCCTCGGACCTGGGATGCGTTCCGTCCCCCCAATGGGGCGGGCACCACCGCTCGTGTTATAGGTGTTTCGGCAAGATGTGCCGCGGGGGCGCCCATAGGGGGTGCGCGGGGGAGGTCGTTGAGGACACACATACAAGAGGTAGCAAACGATGCATGCACCGCCCCCGCGCAATGTCTCCCGAGGTTATAGTCGCCGGGAACGACTGCCGTGACGCGCGCCCGCCCACGGCTGGCGGCAACTGGGCCCAACAGGAGGAGGCCCTGCGCTAGTCCCGGAGTGGGGATGAACTGAAAGCCGCTCCGGGAAATCCCTGTTGGCACGCGGACCGCATGTTTACAGGGATTTCGATTTATCCGCGTGCCGTAGACTTGTGGCGGGAACGTGGTTATTTTCGCTTGTTGAAACGGAGGTTGATTTGTCCGTTCCCGCCAAGGTTCAATATAGCAATGGGGCAAAATGCATAGTTTTTGAGAACATTGGCAAACCGGGCAGGTGGCGAAATCAAAGAAATTTAGGCACGTATCCCCCTACTCGCCCGTAGGAACGGGGCACGCCACGCCACCCGCACCTACCCGACGTTTTTGAGAACATCGGTTATCCAACGTCGTATAGTTCCTCCAGGGGTGAGTTGGCGAACGCCACCGCCTGCTGTTTGTACTGCCCGTCGGCGTAGTCCGCCGTGAGCAGGTAAGTATGCCATCCGATACGCTTGTCCTCGCAGTGATAACGGCACTGGAGCGTAGAGAGGTCGAAGACGTCCCCGTTCCAGTCGCGGAGCACGCCCTCCAGTTCCTGACGGGTGTGCACCTCGCGGACACGGCGCATAGCCTCATCTATGGAAAAGAACGAACCTGCTGGCCTGATTTTCATACGCCCTCCAGTGCCTTTCCGTACAAATACACCTTCCCGACCTTGCGGATGAGCCCGCGGGCGAGGGACTGCCGAACGAGCTGCCCCGCGTACTTGGCGATACGGGAGCGCACCGCGTCCATCTGCTTGTCCGTGACCTTCCTCCCGGCGAGGACGTGACGGGCTATCCCCGAGAGGATGCCCGCGTCCGTAGGCGTAAAGCCACGCCCGTTACACGTGTTCACGGCACGAGAGGACTTCTCGTCCGCGGTCTGCGCGTTGTAGATAGTGATGAGCGCCCGAAGGGTCTTCTCGGGTTTCGCCACGATCTGGGCGGCCATCGCCGCCGTCATTGCCCTAATGCTCGTGTATTCCATAAGTTGCCTCCTACGAGTACCACTTTTCCACTTTCCCGTATGCCTCGACGAGGTCCTTGAAACCGATAGCCTTGAGCACGTCGCAGAGGATGCGGTCCGCAGAGGCGTGCGCCGCCTCGGTGTCCTCGCTGTTGATGCACGCCTGCATGTGGATAAGCGCATCGTCCTGGATGCGGTCGTACTTCGCCAGCAGGTTCTTGAGGCTCACGGTGGCCGTGCTCTCGTATTCCCGGCAAAGTTCCTCCGAGGCGAACCGCTTCCCGTCCATGGCCTCGTACGAGCCCTTCGTCACAATCTCCTG